CTTCGGCCCAAACGGGTTCTCTTGCAGTAGATGCCGGTAGATTGTTTACATCATTGCATGGTCATGGTTAATACGATGGCAGAGACTACTAACAGGTAGATCCTATCTATCACGGAGCATACTGATAGTGGCACTACGAAAAATACCGGAGTGTGTGTCGACATAGCACCCATACATCTCAAAGTCAAAGTCAAAAGATGTCGGACGCGTCTGCCGTTTCCACCATTACGCGAGCAAGCTCAAGGTTCTGTCGAGTGTGCGTACGCGTTTATAAAACCGCGACGAGTCGCGCTCTTACACAAACGCTACGAAAAGGTTTCGTCAACACAATGTCGCCGCAAGCGGCGGTTTATTACCGGATCGGGCTGAACGACAGAACTCGCGTAAAGGCGGGCAGACGCTGATCTGAGTACATCCCCGAATGGAGCGGGATCCTTGCCCCCGCCGAATGCTTATCAGATTTCACTTCACAGCGGCGAAATCTGACTGATGCTTATTTATTTCAGCGGGGCCAAGGCTCGACGCTCCAACTCTACCATCGGCATACCCAGAGCGGTCCCAGCGTCAAGCGGTGGCCTTGGGTAAAATTCGCCAGCGATACTGCCGCTGGGTAAATTTTATCCCAACCCCACGTGCTTGACCCTGTGCCCTTTCGAGCGGCCGCGCCTTGCGCGGGTCGCTCACTCTGGGTGTAGGGAACGGTGTTCCGTAGGAAATACACACACGGGACAAAAACCTAAACTTAAACTTAGTTAAATATCGGAGTAAACGATGAAAATATCAGATAAGTTCGAAGGCGAGATCGTAGACATCAACTCTTGGCAGGACATCACCAAGGATAGATTCCTTCAGGGATCGCTGAAGATCACCTTCGCTGACGGGTCTAGTTCCACGATTCCGTTTTCGGGGTTCTGGAACGGACTAAAGCCTAAGACCAACGAGAAAACCGGCAAACCTTACAAGATGATCGCCGGTACGATGGACCACTGGACTATCGGCAAAAGGATCCAGCAAAAGAACACCCTGCAGGGGTCCTCGCTCTACGACAGTCCCCACCTCATCGAGAAATACAAAGAGCAGGGACTCTTCGAAAATCGTGACGCCGCGCACGAGGATACTCGAACAGACGAGCGATCTGAGGCAGAGCACGACGAAAAACTACCTACCAAAGCGCGGCGTAAGCGCAAGGCTTAACCATCAAGGGAGCTTCGGCTCCCTTTTTCTTTTGCTCCTCTCTATTCGGTTTTCCAATTTGTATCAGTTTGCAGAGTGTTCGTTAAAAAAGTTCATTTTCTTTTGACTAGGGCGCGTTGGCGCTAACGGCGTATCCGGTTGACGATGACGATTTGTCGCGTTGACCGCCCGAGCCGCGCCGATTTTACCCGCTGGACAGCGCGGGTGGCGCGGGCTAGCGGGCGCACAACGCTCTCGCACTTTCTGTAAAGGAGTTAGATATGTCGATGATAAATCAAGAGGATCGTGACAAATTAGTTGCTGATTGTGAACAAGTGCTTAATCCAACCGATGGGCAAATAGTTATCAGTGGTCCTGTTGTTTGCAAGACCTGTGCTTACTACGTTGGACGATGGTGTGGTGAGTACATGGCTGATGCGATTGGCGCACCGTCAACTGAATCTGGTGATGGAGGGCATTGGTTGTTTCAGCCTTACTCTCGTGAAACTGATTACTTTGCGACTGTGCAAGAAGCAATCGATGTCCAGGGCAGAATGCTCGCCGATGCCTTGGAATATAAGCTGTCTGAACTTGGCGAGTTACTTACAGGTTAAGGAGTTATTTATGGATGGTGTTCGTCACTCAAAGTCTATGAACTTTTGGTATTCAATTGAAGATCCTAAAGATAGGTATTACGATTATGTACGACGTATACCAGAATACTACACTGACGATGACATTGATGATGTGATCAACTCAATGATGCGGAAGCATGGTGTAGATGAACTGTGGTATGCGATTGAAAAGAAAGGCAAATACATATCTTCTGGCATAACTACAATTTGTAGACCAAATTAATGGTAAGTATGGCGAGCGATCGCACCCCCGCGTCTGGGCGGGGGGGCTGCGATCCTCGCCTTTTCTTTTGTTTGTATAGGAGTTGAATACATGTATTACATAGCACCTAGATTACAACGTGGTAGTGGTGGCATGGTTATCTGGCGTCATGTTAAAAAACTAAGTTCTTTTAAAGCTACTGATGGTATGGAGTATGTGGTTGCCAAAAGCAAAAAAGAAATGGATAGGTCCTTACCTATTTATATTGGTGTTGGTGATAAACTAACTAAACCTAAACCAGCAAAGTACGAATCTAGTTCTTTGTGGGATTTAATGTTAGATGAGTTTTTTGAATAGGAGTTGAGCAATGAAATATACAGTTGAGTTAATTGAAACCACTGTGCATGTAGTAGAAGTTGAATGTTCTTCGTTTGACAATCCAGAAGGCATTGCCTGTCGACTATGGCGTGAAGGGTTGGTTGTTGACCCTTGCCCTGGTCTTATCAGCTTGATTCCAACTGTGATTGGCAAAGAATCAAATGCTGATAACCCTCATCCCGAGGACACCGGCAAAGATGGGTGGCGTCTTGAGTCACCTTATGTCTAAAAAAAGTTTGCCAAGGATGGCCCAACTATGTTAACCTTTGCAAAAGGTTGCCCAACTACAGCCTTTTGCATTCTAATTAGGAGTTCAATATGAACAAGAAATACAAGCGCATTGTCGCTCTTTTGGAAGAGGCAATGCAGTCAGAAGAACGCTGGCGCAAAACATGGCAAGCACAATCACGTTTGCATTGTAACTTTGTAAGTAAAAGACCTTACACTGGGACAAACCAGCTTACTACAATGTTGTCATCACACATTAGTGAGTTTAAATCTCACTACTGGGTGACGTTCAATCAAGCAACTGAAACATTTGGTAAGTCAGTAAAAGGACTGACAGCAACACCAGCCATATTCTTTGGTAAAGGTATGGATGAAGATACCGATAAAACATATAGATTTTCTAGGGTATATAATCTATTTAACATTGAGCAAATTGGTATTGACCCACCTGAAATAGAACACAGAGATTCATCATTAGAAGATCCTTACGAATTGCCCAGAGCTATGGGCATAACAGTAGAAGAAGATGAATCACACAATCCTTGTTACTTACCTTTGAAAGATACGATCAGGATGCCAGCGCCATCTCAATTTGTATCTGACCATGAGTTTTGTTCAACGCTATACCATGAATGCTCACATGGAACTGGGCATAGTAAGAGACTTAATCGTGATCTGACTGGAAAGTTTGGTGATGAGGATTATGCAAAAGAGGAATTGGTAGCTGAACTCTCAGCAGTATTTTTATGTGCAGAGTTAGGCGTGAAATATGATTTACAAAATCACGCAAGCTATTTGAAATCTTGGCAGAAGGCTATCAAGTCTGATGCCAGGTATGTGCTGACTGCGGCAAGTGACGCGCAGAAAGCAAGCCAATACTGCATATCGCAGTTAAATTTAGTACGTAAGTACGAGGAGAATGTAGCATGAGTTTTGATGTTAGCAGTTTAGTTGTATCTGAGAATGTACCTGTACCCAGTGCAAAGAAAGGTCTGGGTAAATGGTCGACGTTGGCAGACAGTATGCCAGTTGGCGGTTCTGTTGAGTTGCCTGCAAAGCACGCTCAGAGTTTGGTTGCGGCTATAAAGCGTAGCAATCACAAAGCAGTTACACGAAGCACTGGTGTAGATGCTGATGGTGTACCGCAAAAAACGGTATGGAAGCAATAAGGCGAAGGGCACGGACCCCCGCCAGCGGGTGGGGGGCTCCGCTGCCCTTCACCTTTTCTTTTTTTATAGGAGTTAGTTATGTCTAGCAAAAGACAAGCAGTAATCTCAATTGGTTTGTATCAATTTATTGGCACAATTGATCAGTGCCTAGCAGTAGATGAGTTGATGCATAGCTTAAATCAAGTAGAAAGTCACTGGGTACATGATCAATCTGACAATGTTTCAGATCCTTTACCCGATAACTACTGGACTATCCAATCTGAACCGAGAGCTATCAAGATTGAATTTATTGATCGTGATGCAACGGTTATATCGGAAAATGATCTACGCCATATTAAACATCTGGAGTATAGAAAAGCTCGTTGGGATGCTGAGTCTGAATCAGAGAAAGATGAGACTACTGATGAATCCTAAAACAGTAGCTTTACAGTCTTGGGAAAAAGACCCCATAGCTTATATCAGATCATATCATCCAGTTATTACTGAAGATGATGCTGAACTGATTAGGCGTAAGGTTCTTGAGTACTATTACAATTGTGTGCCTGCGTTCAAGTATGGAATCAATATGACGTCAGTGCATTACGTTGTTAAACAATTCTTATATCAATGCAAGGGTATTTCTGATGAGTAGTCAGATATTTTGGATTGACGAAGAACGTCTAAAGAAAGCGATTGCGCATCTATCCGAAGCGTCTGAATGTTTACACAGACTTTCTGATGTTAGTGATCCTATGGCTAATTGCATATTGAATCTTGATATGACTATTAGCAATTTACAGGATCAGCTTTCTGATGACTGACGAAACCGAAAGGTACTACCCCGCC